CAGATTTGAGTGTTATCCTGCAAGTAGTCCAGGACTGCGGATTTCCGTTCTTCGTCGTCTTCGCACTCGCTCAGGTCAATGTCATAGTTGGACGCAATATCTGCGACGCGCATAAGATCGACGTTATTATCGACCACGAGAAGTTCCCGCACGGCCACACGCTTACGTTAAACTCAGCAACATGAAGCAACGCTTGTCCCGCTGGCTCGCATCGACTTGGCGCAAACTGAACCCGCGCAATCCCGTACCCGCGCTGATCGCTGAGAACCGCGCACTGTCGCAGGCCCTCGGTGATAAGCAGGCCCGCGAGGCGCAGCAGCTCGACCACGCGCGCAAGTTCCTGGCTGAGATAGCGGAAGCGCAGAGCATGTGCGGCAGTGGACCCTGGCTGGGACAGAATCTCGGCAGCGGTGACGTACCCAGCGTGCGCCTGCCTGTGCGACTGGCGGAATCACTTGGGCTCGTGGAGGCCGGACCGATCGGCGACGTCTCGCCGCTGGGCGCGTACGGCATGTACGAACTTCTGCTGCAAAACGTCCAGTGGCAGCGCGAAATAAACTACTCCTGGCTCGAATTCACGCGCTGGGGTATCCAGCAAATCATCCTGATCTGCAGGTTGTATTACCTGAAGAATCCGATTCCGCGCCGGCTGACCGACGTGATCGTGCAGTACGTGTTCGCCCGCGGATTCGACATCACGACCGACGACGAGACCGCGAATGACGTGATCAAGCAGATCATGCAGAACAACGCGAAGACGCTGGGGCACGTGGCACTCACTTCGCAACAGCGGTCGAAGATCACTGACGGCAATCTGTTCTGGGTCTACTTCACGGACAAGGGCACCGGCGAATGTGAGGAGCGCATTATCGACGCGACCGAGATCCAGGACATCTGGACCGATCCCGACGACTCGGACAAGCCGCAGTACTACCAGCGCATTTGGACTTCGCGGGCGCATGATGTCACAGACGGATCGCAAGCCACGCGCTCTCAGCAGGCGTGGTACCCAGCGATCAACTTCGATCCGCCAGAGGGACCCCTGAGGCCCACAACGATAAAAGGCTACCCGGTCATGTGGGACTCGCCGGTGTATCACCGCAAGATCGGCACCGTGGGCAAATGGCTGTTCGGATTCCCGCCGATGTATCCGATGTTGGACTGGGCAAAGGAATCTCGGCACTACCTGGAGTCCTGCGCGTCGGTAGCGCAATCGCTGGGTCAATTCGCCACGGTGGTGACGACGAAGGGAGGACAGCAGGCCATCGAAGGCATCAAGCAGTCGATGCAGACGCAGGTTGGACCAGGATCGCCGATCTACGACACAAACCCGGAAGCTGTCGCCGGCGCTGGATTCGTCTCGGGTCCCGGTACCACGCTCAAGGCATTCTCGACTCAAGGCGCGGGATTGGACCCCGAGAAGGTTCGCCGGTATTTGCTGTTCTGCTGCATGTGCTTGGGCATGCCCGAGACCTTTCTGGGCGATGTCAGCACCGGCAACCTCGCGACTGCCACCAGCCTCGACCGGCCGACCGAAACCGTGTTCCTCAGCATCCAGGAGGAGTGGATTGAAGACCTCACGATCCGCATGTCGTACATGCTGTCGCGGTCCGCCGCGGCGCCCAATGGAAAGCTCCGCGAGTCGGCCAACGGTGTCAAGATTCGCATTGTGCCGGCACAACGGATGATCGCGCAGACGCCGAGCGGAGCGCGTTATTGGGCCTTCCGCGAGGCGAAAACGAAGTCTCCCGACACGATCGAGGTGCGCGTGCAGTTCCCCGCGATCCGCGAAGGCGACATGGCCGCGCTCGTCCAGGCTGGCGTGATGGCACTGACTCTCGGGAACAAGGGAGGTCAGATCGTTGGCGTGGATGAACGCGCCGGAATCCTCTCGCTGATGAAGCTGCTGGGCATCGAGAATGCGGAGGAGCTCATTGACAAGATGTATCCGCTATCGGGCAAAACCAAATACGATCCTGACCGGACGAAAGAGCCCCTGCCTGCACCGATCCCGACGGCGCCCCCGATCAATCCAGGCGGCGCGCCACAACCGCAACCCGGCGCTGTAGCGGCGACCGTGGCGAGCAACAACCCGAACAAGTCTCAGCAGGCCGCGCCGGTCAAAGAGTCCGCCCTACAGTACGCCCTGCGAGCCACGGCGCGGCTGAATGAGGCTGTCGCTACGCATCTGGATGAGGAGGAAGAAGAATAATGAACCTGACACCCGTTGAATCCTCGCACATCGCCGCGATTGGCTACCTGGAGGCCGAGCGCGTGCTGCTCGTGCGGTACAAGGACGGCAGCCTCTACGCGATAGCCGGAGTTCCCTGCATCCCTGTGGGCGCAATTCGAGGTTGCGCCAAGCAAAGGAGAATTTCTATTCGCGTGTAGGGGACCAGGAACGGGAATCCTGATCTCGAAAGGGGTGATGCCAACTGAGGCCGGAACACCAGCCGACAAATTGTCGCACGCATACCCATCCCCGCCAGTGCCCGATGCTCTCAACGTGATCGACGAGGATGCGGACAAGTGCTGTCGGAGTAACATTCCTGCCAGCCAAATCGCTAAACTGACGGGCTTTGCTCACGCCGGTTGGGTATGGGTATGCGCCGATTGCGGAACGCAATTCGCGGTCGAAATGGTCGGGCCGAACCGGTACTGGAGCATCGTTCCCAGCGTGGCGATCGTGAGGCCGCGGAGATGAGAATCGTCGAGCGCGTTAACGGCGTCGTGATATGCGTGTCCTACATGTCCGATGCCGATCTCCCGCCAGAGGCTTACTGCCACAACGGCGATAGCGATTGTGGCGAGCTGCACTTCGTCGCGAGGATGCCGGGCCAGATCGACGGTCTGCTCTTGTTCTGGTGTCCGGTATGCTGTCGGCCGACCGTGATCAACCCGTGGGCTGACGACGAGAAGTTCCAGCGCTGGATTGAGACTTTCAAATGAGCTTGCTAGCCATTGCCGAGGCCGCGAACGACCTGGCGGCGCTGCTTGAAAAGAGCGCGCCGAAAGGGTTGCGACACCCGCGCCACGCCGTCTCGATCAAGCCAGCGAGAGCCGAGATCAAGCGCGTGATGGTGCATTTCTTCGAGCGCCAACGCAAGGCCGTGCTCGCCACGGTGAAGCCTCACATCGCGCGGGAGTTGCTCCTGCATCCGGTGATAGAATCGAAAGTGCAGCCGGCGCGGGATTATGAGGGAGGAGGGAACGCCTTAAATTCTCATCTCGTGCTGGCCCGCGAATCCATCTCTCCACAGGGCAAAACCTTCGCCAGCGCGCTACTCCCGCGCTCTCTCCAGCCACTCAGCTTCGCAGCCACGCGGGCCGAGGAGAGCGAGTACAACAGCGCCATCACAGACCTGATCTCAGCGGCGGCCAAGAGCCTCGACGCGAGTGCGGCAGTCGGCGAGGACTTCGCGGGGCAGTACCTGCGCAGCAACTCGCTGTCGAAGCTCACCGGCGGCCTGAACAACACCAGCATCGACCGCCTACAGAACGCCATCGGCGACGCGTGGGACAAAGGCGGAAGCTACGACCAGATCGTGCAGGCGATCACCGACACTTTCGACGATTTCAGCGACGCGCGGGCCGAGCTGATCGCGCAGACTGAGGCGAACGATGCGTACAACGCAGGCCGCGCCGGCGTGGCGGCATCGCTCGACATGGACGAGAAGCGATGGGACCCGGATGGCGAAGCGTGCGCGGAGATCTGCCAGCCAAACGCAGACCAAGGCTGGATTCCCATCGATGAAGATTTTCAAAGCGGCGATGATGCGCCGACCGGACACCCAAACTGCGACTGTAGTACGGACTTCCGCAAGTCGAGCGACGACGAGGAAGAAGAGTCGTAGTATAATCTCCGCATGAAAAAACTACTCTGGGTACCCTTGTTACTTCTGGTCGCGGCGGGGACTTCACTCGACGCTGGCCAATACATGACCGCCAACTGTGCCGGAATCGAGCAGTCCATTAAGGACGCCACTAATTCCGACTGCGCTGGAGGTTGCTCCGACTGGCAGTGGAGATACAACTACTCTGTCAATTACTCCACTTACATGACTCCGGCCTGCTACTCGTACCAGTAGTCAAACCCCCAGCGCTTCCTGAAAAGCAGTGAGCACCTGATCGCGTCCGAGGTCGAGCGCGGGGCGCATGTACGGCTGAGCGGCCATGCCTGGCCAGCTTGCCTTGTACGGGTACGGGCCCGCGCCGGCTGAGGCCGCGCCGCGGCGACCCGTGCCAAACTCAACATACGCCGCGTAGTAAGCGCCGTACGTGATGTAGCCGGTAACCTTCGTGCCGACCCATTCCACGCGTGTCGACCCGCTCGCCTTCAGTTCTCCAGTGTCGACCGGCACAAGCTCCTGGCTGATCTCGAGCACCGCATTGGCGCCGACCGTTGCGCCCGCGATCAACTTCGGCACGAGCAGCGCTTCGAGCCTGGCGAAATTCCCCGCTTGAAAAGTGGCATTCGCTCGTAGATTGATAGCACACCTCCTATATCTTGCAAGCGCCGCCGGTCACGGCGACAATCTCCTGCACGAGAGTAAGTACCGAGCATCCGCCATTGGCCGCGGACACCGGGCACGCCGCGCCAGACACGATGGCCGCCACGATGAGTTGCACGTCGGCGACGTTGACCACGCCATCTCCGTTCAGGTCGCACGGACTGAGTACTTTGATTGAGAGGGGGGAGCCCGCGACCAGTCCGTTGACGTTGAAGCCGTCGGCCGTCGCAGCGAATATCCCGCTGAGCGGAATCGTTTGCGTGCCTGGAGTGGCTGTGGATGCCACCGCGACCGGAATAGTAGCGAGCGTCCCGTCGGCGAGCGCGGTCAGTGACCCGTACAGGAGACAAATCACGACACCACACGTCCCGGTGTCGCCGGTCGGATCGGTGGAGGATACGGTCGGTTGCCCGATGGTGAATCCAGCAGGCAGCCCCATTGACCACTGAAGCGCGACGATGCCCTGGCCAGCGGATCCGGAGACATTGAGTGTCGCGACGAAGTTCCCGCCAGCGGTGACAGACGCCGGGCCGGTGAGAGTTAGAGTGGTGGTCTGGGCCGACAGCAGCCCGCAGAACGCGAGAGCAGCGAGTAGTTTCACGCAGCGATTATAGTATAATCGCGCCCATGAAGAAAATCTTGCTCGCTCTCACGTTCGCGGCAGTTGCCTTGGCACCCGCCAAACCAGCCAAAGCCGACGTGTGCGGTGCCGTATTCGTCGTCTACACCGCGGGGGACCCGAACATTTACGTCGACGCCGGACAGTGGGTCGCCACCTGCATCAGTGACGCGGATTTCGCTGCCGCGCTGGGTGCCGCAGTGACCGTGATATCCGTGTTCTGATGGCCAAGTGATACAATCGCGGCATGCAAATCTATACTTTGCCCGACGTCACGCCGAACGCGAGCGTCGTCAACCTTGGGACGGCCGCGACCTCAGCGGGCACCCCGACCCGCGCCGTGTGGGTCAACATGACCGCCAGCGGTACGAGCATCCGCTATGGCGATGCGGCCATCGGCGCGAGCCGCGGGCAAGCTCTGCCGACCGGCGTCCCGTTCCTCGCCTGCCCGCGCGGCGCCAATGACCAGACGCCCTACGATCTGAGCAAGATCAACGTATACGGCGGGTCAGGCTCGGACAAGGTGTCGATCACCTACGGCTACTGAGTCTTGACGGCGCTCTCGTCGGCCACTGCTGGCCCTGGCAACTGATCGACCAACGCCGCGACCTCGGCACCCATGAACGGTCGACCTGCCCACTGCCGGAAGTGATCGCCGACTGCCTGCCGCATGGCGAGAATGCCGCGAATGATTCCGCGGCGCTCGGCGCGCCACTCCAGAGTTTCGCTGCGCTCTCGCTGGTAAGCCGTTCGGCACGGCTGGCACCACGGATTGGTGTCGTTCTCGTCACCAGCCTTCGGGTTCTTCTTGCACTTCGTGCAGATCTTTTGCTCGATTTTCTCGGCAGTTGCCATGAGTCGATGATAAAACATTCTTGCGCTATTCCGTGCATGTTGTAACGAAACGATTTATTCTCCGCATGTGAAGCCTTTCCTCCGTAGCTCATTTCTGGTGCTCGCTCAACGGCTCCAGGAGGCAGCGGACCTCACCGCATCGGATGTCGCCTCCCGCCTCCAAGATCAAATCCAAGACATGCACCGGGGCACCGGGCACTACGCGCAGTATCACGACCACGCGGGCGACGACAAGTCTGGCGACGTGATCTACTCGGTTGACGGAAACACAGTCAGCGCACCCTACGAGATGAGCAAGGACGAGGGCGGCGCGGCCAAGACCTACATCCCCTCCGACAAGGCGACTAACGTGGTACCGCGTACGGTGTACGAGCCCGAGGCCGATCAGGATGAGCTCGACCAGTACGCGACCATGACGGAAGCGGGGCTCTACACGCGCGGGCCGATCCCGCTCGTCGAGCGCAATATCCCGCAGTCGGAGCGCGACGCGGCAGACTCCGGTGACTTCGCCGGCAAGGGCAAGTCGTTCCCGATTCTCAAGGCTGGCGATGTCGACGCCGCATTCCATGCGCTCGGCCGCGCCGGCAGCGGCAACTACTCGACCGACGTCATCCGCAAAAACATCATCAAGATTGCGAAGCGCAAAGGCTTCCCGCTGCCGAAGTCGGCACAGGAAGACGCTGGAGCGAGCGCCAGCGAATCGCGGCGCACTACCACTCGCGAAGCCAAGAAGCCGATGAAGGATTGTCCCGACTGCAAAGGCAGCGGAGGGGACGGCGACGATGATTGCGACACGTGCAGTGGCACGGGCAAGGTCCCGGCCTTCCAAAAGTCGAAGGAATCTGGCGCGGCTAAAACTGGCGCTGTCCGTCTCGTGGAGTCTGCTGCTACGCTGGAAACCATTCGCCTTCAGGAAGCGCGTGCCGACTACGAGATAAAACTGATCGCGCCTGGCAAGGGGTCGAGTGCGTTCTATCCGGCCGAAGTGCTCAAGCGCGACGGTCCCCAGGTCTTCAAGGCAGGCACCCACGTCTACCTGAACCACCCGACGGCAGGCCGAGGAAGCCGCGCGGCCGGAAGGTGACGTAAAGAACCTGGCGGGCGTGCTAACGACGAACGCCGTCTATCACGAGTCGCATGCCAAAGGGCCAGGCCTTTACGGGCGCATGAAGGTTTTTGCCGACCACGGGCAGATGGTCGAAGAGAAGGCCGCGCATGTCGGCATGTCGATCCGGGCGAGCGGAGCCGCGGTGCAGGAATCCGGCCGGCCGAAGCTCCATGACGGCGTGCCGATCCTTGCAAAGCTCACGAGCGCCGAATCGGTCGACGTGGTAACGCGGGCCGGGGCAGGCGGAATGATTTTAACCGAGGCCGCACGGCCTCAGGAAGGTGAGGATATGACGCTGCAGGAAGCGCAGAAGCTCATTAACGACGGCATCGCCGCGGCGGTCGGACCGCTCAAGCTTGCCGAAGCGAAACGGGCTGCAAAAGACGAGGCAATGCGGATTCTCGAATCCGTCACGCTGCCGGAAGTGGCCAAAACGCGGATCATCGAGCGGGCGGTCGCGACGATCTCCACCGACGCTTTCGACGTGGCGAAATTCCGCGACGTCGTGGTCAAGGAAGCGCGAGCGGAAGGCGAGTACCTCGCTCAGATCACCGGCGCGGGCCAGGTCCGCGGCATGGGTGGCGCGCCCGTGTTCGAGATGCCGCTCTCCGAAGCTCAGCAGAAAGAGCATCGCAAGGAAGAGAAGCGGCGGCTCAAAGAAGCGCGGCGCGCGGACGAAGACGGCGTGAACGTCTTC